TCCTCAAGATTAAGAATCTTAGAGTCAGTGCAAAACTTAGTCATTGGCGGCCAGATTTAAAAGTCTGGCGACACATGCTCGAACCCATGATTTCATGGGGACGACTTGTGTCAGGTGGTTTGTCTCGTAGTAAGGTTATTCAACTAGCAACGTTTGCTAAATGGGTAGCGAATATGGTACGTAAACAAGGGAAAGAAGGTCTAGTCCAATATCTGAAAACCGCTCACACTATGCTAATGCAGGGTGTGCCCGGGTCAGAGCTGAAGGTCGCATCGAGAGAAATCTCGAAGGTGGCCGTGGCCGCGAGTGGAGATGGTCTACCGCGTGTGATTCCGCGCTATGCGCGTGGATTCATCCGCAGAGGAGATCATGCCACTATTCGGTTCTGGCTGACGCTATTGGGTATGTATAGAATCCTTCTTATAAATCCGAAGTACAAGTTGTCCACAATAACCGCTCTTGGAGTTAAGCTCGAAAGAGTTTTCCTTCTTGAGTGGTTGTGGTTTCTTAGAAAACGATTTGTGAGAGGGTTGGAAATGCATACAGGTGAGAAGCTCTTGGATGTTGGGTCCGATATCCTGAGTAGACCATCAGTGTTTCCCTTAATGAAGTCTTCTGCGGACCTCCCCCAAGTAAATTGGGAGAAGGATCCACCAGAAGTCGGTCCATCGACTTCATTCGGCGCTAGGTTCAACTCCGCGAGGAGGTGGACTGAGGGCCAATGGGGATGGTCACTGTTCCGGTACCTTTCGGTTCATCCCGGAGGAACTGGTACAACCCAATCCTGTTGGACGCTAATGACTGAAGTTGCGGAAGCCGCTAGTATGGCTAAAGCGTATACTGCCAAGGGCAGTAGGCTTGAATCTATTAGGAAAGGACTCTCGCCAAAAGCGGCGATAGCTGCTCGGAAGCGAGATGAATTTTCTAATGGAAGTAATGCGAATGGTCGGCTATCTGTAAAGATAGAACCTGCGGGCAAAGCCCGAGTTTTCGCGATGGTGGATTATTGGACGCAAGTTGCCTTGAAACCGTTGCACGACTGGATCTTTTCCGTATTACGGGAGATACCTCAGGACGGTACCTTCGATCAGATGAAGCCTGTGAAAAGGCTTTTGAAGAACGTTGGTCCTAATGAGAAGATCTGGTCATTCGACCTCAGTGCAGCGACGGATAGAATACCCGTCCTTATTCAGGGTCTGTTGTTATGGCAGATCTTTGGGCGACGTTTTGCCGCAACTTGGAGAGCTCTCCTCTGTAACCGACCCTACTACTTGGGCGCTAAACACGCTCGAGCAGCTGGACTCGGAAGCAGGGGGGTGAACCTTCGGTATGCCGTCGGCCAGCCGATGGGAGCCTTTTCGAGTTGGGCTATGCTAGCCTTGACTCACCATGCTATGGTACAATTCGCGGCCTATAAGGCAGGCGAAGTAAAGTGGTACGACCGATATGCGGTCCTCGGTGATGACGTTGTCATCGCCGGTGATCGAGTAGGTCGAGAATATCGCAAACTGTGTCAAGTAATCGGTGTGGATATAGGGATTGCGAAATCCCTGGCGGCTAAGGGTAAAACCTTAGAGTTCGCTAAGAAGTTCTTCTTTCGAGGAGAACCTGTTAGTGGGCTTCCTATTAAGTATTGGGCAGCTGCCCAACATTCTTTAGGAGTCGCGCACGCCTTATCAGCGTGGTATCCCACCGGGACCTTGGCAAACTTTGTCCGATCTCTCGGCGTCGGTTTCAAGGGAGCTAGTAAGACTGATGCTGTTTGGGACGCTGTCCCGCGCAGACTGAAAGTCTTATTAGTGCTTTTGACTCAGCCGGTAACCGGAGGCCGCTTTGCGATGCCGACATGGGTTGATTGGCTCATGTCGCGTTCAGCGACTCAGAAGGTGCACAAGGATGTGCTCTCTGAGTTAACGGCATTTACTCCATGGGCCACCGGCCTAATGGAGGATGTCCTACGACCAGCCCGAGACCGCATCGATGAGATGCAGTCCGACCTCTTCTTTAACGAGAGGGGGTCTTTAGACAAGGCTGGGAGGCTGATCAACGCTGCGGCGAATATCGCTGTGGCGTCGGCGCAAAAGTCTATCGATCTTGCTGAGGCTTCAATGAAGCATTTGCAGCGATTAAACATAAAGCTTAATCCCGCACAAGTGAGCGCCATCTTTTCACAGGTGGCAAACTCCGCGGAGAAAGTGGACTTAATCAGTCCCTCTGCTGCCCGCAGCCTTGCACGTACGAAGGAGGTTGCAGTCGCTCCAATACTTGAATTCTTCAAGTTATGGGTCCGACTACGAACTCGTATGGGCGTGTTAGGTAAAAGCTGAGTACCTTAGTACTCGTGAGAGTCCTAAGCTAGGGGGCGTGCTGGCTATCAAATAACCTGAACTATTGGGCAACGGAATTAACCATTCCTTAGTCCATGAGAGACAAACTACCGCAAGAACTCAGACCCGACCTAGGTCGGTTTCTGAAGACTGCAAAATAGTTGAGTG